AAGGCGGAACAGACATTGCGTTCTGCCAAGATGTCAGCAGAAAATACTAAGAATAAACTGTTAACTATCGATAAGGCATTAACAGGAAAAGACACACAGCTGCTTACGGAAGATGTAATAGACAGTGCTCCCAAGAATGTAAAAGAGCACATAAATAATCAAGAAGTTATCTTTAGACCTAACTCTGGTCCACAGACAGAATTTCTTGCATCCTCTGAGAGAGAGGTATTTTATGGTGGGGCAAGAGGCGGTGGTAAATCATATGCGATGCTAGTGGATCCGCTTCGTTATTGTTCGAAAGCAAATCACAGGGCACTGTTAGTGAGGAGGACAATGCCAGAGTTGAGAGACCTGATACAGAAGTCTCAGTTATTATACTCGAAAGCATTTCCTGGTGCAAAATGGAGAGAACAAGAAAAAGAGTGGCGATTCCCTTCGGGGGCAAAGATAGAGTTTGGTTACGCAGAAAACATGACGGATGCGTTAAGATACCAAGGTCAATCATACACATGGATAGGAATAGACGAACTTCCACAATATCCTTCGCCAGATATATATAATTTTTTAAGATCTTCTTTAAGATCCGTTGATAAGGACATACCTGTCTATATGAGAGCAACAGGTAATCCAGGTAACGTAGGATCACAATGGGTACGAGAGATGTTCGTAGAACCTAGTGAACCAAATACTGCGTTTGATGTGGGGATAGATACGCCTAATGGTAAGAAGTATATTACCAGAAGATTTATTCCAGCAAAGCTACAGGATAATCCTTATCTGATGCAGACAGATGATTATTATATCATGTTGGCATCTTTACCAGAAGTACAACGTAAACAGTTCTTAGATGGAGATTGGGATGCGTATGAGGATTCTGCATTTCCAGAATTTAGTAAAGCAACACATGTGGTCGAACCTTTTGAGATACCTAGAGGCTGGTATAAGTTTCGTGCTGCTGACTGGGGTTATTCTTCTCCTGCTTGTGTTCTATGGTTCGCTATTGATTACAATAATAATATATGGATTTATAGAGAACTATATACTAAAAAAGTTACGGCAGATGTTTTCGCAAGACAAGTATTAAGTTTAGAGAGAGATGAATATATTCATTATGGTGTATTAGATGTTAGTACATGGGCAAGAAGAGGTGATGTAGGTCCAAGTATTGCAGAGACAATGATACAGAATGGATGCAGATGGAGACCATCAGACAGATCACCCAAAAGTAGAATTAATGGTAAGTTAGAGGTTCACAAGAGATTAAAATTAAATGATAAGGAACCAGGTATAAGAATATTCTCTACCTGTAGAAATTTAATTAGAACACTATCAACATTACCAACAGATGATAAGAACCCCGAAGATGTAGATACTAATGCAGAGGATCACGCATACGATGCATTAAGATACGGATGTATGAGTAGACCAACTCATCCTAGATTTGGAAATAGATTTAACTCATCACTACAGAATACATTCGAAGTATCAGATAACAAGTTTGGATATTAATGCCACTAAATAAAAAAGGTAAAAAAATTAAAAAATCTATGGTAAAACAATACGGCAAGAAAAAAGGTGAAGCCGTGTTTTATGCTATGGAAAATTCTGGTAAATTAAAAGGTGTCAAAAAGAAAACTTCCAGAAGTAAATAAAAAAATTTTCCCATACGATTTAGTGATCGCCTGGTGGGAAGATATCGTGGCTGATTCGATTTGGGTTGATATACCCGATATAAAAAAATCAACTACAGCAATCTGTTGTACAGTTGGTTGGCTTATGAGAAATGATGAAAAGGTTACAATTCTAATGTCTGATTTTAATTTTGAATCAAACGGAGAAATAAAACAAGGTGGTGGTCATTCAACTATACCAACTAAGAATATACTAAAGATTAAAAAAATAAAAATATAACAGGAGATAACATGGAAACAAAATTTGATCCAAAGGCTAAAGTTAAGCAAGGTCAATTTAGTGATGGACCTGATGGGAAAAACCCAAACAGGGAACATACTAATATTGATTTTTCTAAACATGCACCTAAGAAGTATCAACCATTTGAGTATGATGTAAGTCAACCAAGTGAGCCAGGCTCTAAGCATGTAGATGATGCTGTATTTAGAATGGCTGATGAAAAGGATTACTAATGGAAGAAAATAATTTAGGACCTAATAGTAACTTTATACCTAAGATTTTTGCTGGTGCTAATGATAAAAATAATAAAACACCCAAAGATATTAAGGATAAAGATCTAAGAGAAGCTGCAGAAAAAAAAGAAGATAAGACTGTAAAACAGAAACCTAAGAATGGTATGAATTACGGAGTGAGTCAAACTAAAGCTACACCTAAATTTACGATGAATACTATATTTCAGAAAGGCAAAGATAAAGTCTACGGAGCAGTAGATTTATTAAAAAGTAAAATAGATTAAGGAGGACAACAATCATGATGAAAAGATACATGCAAGGAGAACTAGCACCTGATGCACCTAAGAGACCAAATGATCCAATGGCTATAGATCCTAACTCAAAAGTTAAGCAAGGAGATATGACTGGTGATGGTAATGATAAGAAAGGTAAATCAAAGTCAAAAGTAGATCCAGCAATCTTTAGAATGGCTGAAGAAAGAGATTACTAATTTAAATGCAAGAAGAAGAAAAGAAAGCTACCGATGAGGTCAGTGAGTCATCTCCTATTGTTGGACATATAAGAGAGAAGTTCTATCAATCAGAGAACTCTAGATTATATGATGAGAAGAGATGGTTACAGGCTTATAGAAACTATAGAGGACTATATGGTCCAGAAATGGTTTTTAGATCTAATGAGAAATCAAGAGTATTTGTTAAAATAACAAAGACTAAAGTATTAGCAGCTTTCGGTCAGTTGATAGAAGTATTATTCTCTAGTGGTAAGTTTCCATTAGGTATTAATCCTACACAGGTTCCAGAAGAGATACCTGAGTACGCACATTTAAAACCTAAGAAACCAGAACCACAACAGGAACAAATACAGGATCCATATGGATTCAAAGGTGATGGTAGAGAGATACCACCTGGTGCTACAGCTGATATGCTGATGAAAAATTTAGCACAAGAGTTTGAGAATGTTGGTTTTGATGAGGGTCCTGCTAATCAGGGTGAACCACAGATACAACCAGCAGATATAGCTGCAAGACATCTAGAAAAATTATTACATGATCAATTAGAAGAGTCTAGTGCTATAACAGTTCTAAGACATGTATTCTTCGAGATGTGTTTATTAGGAACTGGTATATTA